GCCGCCCGTGGATCGCAAAGCCGCCGAAAGGCGCGTTGCAGCGGCCAAGACAAAGCCGCCGAGCGGCGGGGGCGATACGCCAAGAGGCGGACGTAGACCGGAGAAGGGGTCCGTAGCGGACCTTGAGAGCCGGTTGAAAGGCAGAGTTTTTTAACGCCGTTAACCGGAGGCGGTGTTAAGGCTTGTAACTGTCCGGTAACGAGGGACCGTTAAATGGGCACGAATGTTGCCTCTAGCTTTAACGCCGACATATCGGCTTATATCGAAAAGAAGCTCCTACCGCTGGCGCGCCGTCAACTCGTCGCTTACCAGTTTGGCGAGCCGATCAAGTTGCCCTATGGTCGCGGCACGACCTACACGGCAACCCGTTACAACCGCATCCCGCTCCCGTTCCAGTCGCTCTCTGAAGGCGTTCCACCGCCCTCTGAAAACCTCTCGATTTCTCAGGTGTCCGCCGTCGCGGTCCAGTGGGGCGATCGCGTGGTTATTACGGACGTGGCAGAGCTGACTATTGAACACCCGTTGTTCAAGACAGCTACCGACCTCATGGGCCTTCAGATTGCGGAGACGTTGGAGCGCAATACTTTCAACGCCTTGAACGCTGGTACTCAGGTCAACTACGTTGGCGCTGTTGGCGCACGGAAGAACCTTATTTCTACGTCGCAGTTGAACATCTTCGAAATCAACCGCGCCGTGTCCTATCTGCACTACATCGGCGCGCCTCGCTTCATGGGCGACGAGCAGACGGACATTAAGGTTGACCCGCGCTCCGGCGAACCGGCCGCAGGCAAAGACCCACGGGGCCATCCTCACTACATCGCGATCATCCATCCCTTCGTTGAGATGGACCTTCGCACTAACTCCACGGTAGTTACGGCGTGGAGCTATAGCGACGTTAACAAGCTCTACAACGATGAGCTTGGCGAGTTCGGCGGCGTCCGGTATGTTCGAACGAACATGATGCCCGGATGGACCGGCGTTTCGGCGGCCCTCACGTTCACAGGCGTCACCACGGGCGGTAACTTGACCGCAGCCGGTGGCCCTTACTTCGTGATCCTTACAGGCTCTGACACTCAGAACCAGTACGAAAGCATAATTTACCCGGTTAGCTCCTCCACAGCTATTGCCTCCGGCTCCACAGGCTCCATTACCTTTACGACGCCTTCGACCGCAGGCTTTACGTGGAATGCCTATATCGGCACGACTAACAGCCCGGTTAACCTTGCGACCTCACCGCAGGGTCCGAACCAAGGCCCGCTTGCAGGTCAGGCGGTCCAGTTGCCCGGTAACACGTCCATCACGCTTACCGGCATCGGTGCGGCCCAGACGCCCCCGGCTCCGGCTCCGGCCTCTCTTACGGTGTGGCCGTCCTACTTCTTTGGGCGCGGCGCTTACGGGATCATCACGCTCGATCAGGTGCGTACAAGCTTCCTCACGGAACCGGACAAGGCCGACCCGTTGAACCAGCTTAGGGTACTTGGTTGGAAGGCCTTCTACGGTACTATCCTACTCAACAATACGTTCATGATGAGGGTGGAGTCTGTGTCGGCTTATAGCTCAACACTTGGCTAAGATTAACGAGGGGAGACTAGGGCGGGTAACTCCGCCCCCTTTTTAGCGCATGACTGAAGAAGTAAAAGACATCAAACTTACAGAGGCTGACAAGCGTCGGCTTCGTGAGAAGGCACAGGCCGAAGTTGAGAAGAAGCTGAAGGCGGAGCTTGAGGCGGCTTTTCTGGAACAGGCTTTGCTTGAGGCTGAAGAAGCCCTACGGCCTACGCCCCCCGAAGAGGAGCTTGTAAGCATCCTAATTGATTTGCCGGATATGACCGGCTTACTGACGGACGGTAAGCTGTTTCAACACGGCCGGGAGTACGTGGTTTCACGGACGATGTATGACGACATGCGGGCGCGGATCGCTTGTGCATGGCGCGTCGAGCGGGAGTTGAACAACCCCTTCTCGGGCATGAAAGCCTATCGTCCAGCAATCGGCAACACCGTTCTCAGCGGCGGCAATCGCGTTGGCTCTCAGGCGGGGAACGAACACCGTTATTGACATTAACTGGCTTCAGTTAGATAGTGATGGCTCCTCTCTAACTGAAAAGGCTAACTATGTCCAACGATAATGAACCCGCAAGACAGGTCCACGGTATCCGTGTTGCTATCGAGGCTCAAGTTGACGGCGGGAGAAATCCCAAGAAAATGTCTTTGGAGACGCTTGTGCCCCAGGACATTAGCATTGGTGAGTTTAACGCAGTTGTCGATGTTATGCGCTCAGTTCTTGAGCGCCAGACAGCGGCCTATGAAATCGTCAATGTTGAGGACACGATTGATCGTGTACTTGCTGACGCGGCGATGGCCAAAGAGCAAGTTGACAAGATCGACCAGCGCATAAACGAGCGCAATAACTTGGGACCAGTTAACGGCCGTAGGCATGTTAAGGTTCCTGAGAATGAGATGGCGAACCGTCAAGCCGTACTTGACCGTATCGACCAGAACCTAGCCGCAGTTGCATCTCACCGCAAGCTGTTGGCTAAGCTGAGGGGTGTAGTCGATGGCGGGGGTACTAACAGCGCAACAGTTAATAACGCTGGCCTGTAACACGGCGAAATGCCCAGGATACGCATCGCCCGTAGGGAGCTCCTTAGCCGGGGCTCTCCTTAATACAATCTTAGAGGAGATGTACTCCACTTATGACTTTGAAATCTGTGGCGGCGTCTATAACTTTTCGTTTAATTCGGGCGCTGGTAATGGGGCTGGCCCTTATTCTATGCCTACGGCTTATCTTAGGGCAGCTAACGACGAAATATTCTACACGATTTCGAACGAGCCTTATAAGATGCTTCCAGTGGATAAGGCGACGTATGACAGCTTCAACAAAGACCCTGGGCTGACCTCTTACCCTTCCTTCTTCATGACCGATCCGGGGGTAGTGCCTACGGCAATGTACGTATGGCCAGCTCCGGCCGGATCATACCCGGTAACTGTGCGCTACTACGGCTCAATGCCTGCACTTGTAAACCCCGAAAGCTCCACGTCAATTCCTTGGTTCCCAAGTAGCATGTACTTACTAACCCGGCTTACGGGCGAGTTAATGCTACTAACTGACGACAAGCGGGCCACTATTTACCTTGGCGATGGCACCGAACAGAACCGGGGTCGAGCGGGCAACTTGCTTGAGAAGGTGCTTCTCATGAAGGATGACCCGGAGAACCTTGTGCAGACTGTGAAGCTGGACAACAAGCTATTTAGGAAAGCTAAGGGCAACGCAAACGCCTTGCCTAACACTAAGACAATAGGCTTCTAAGATGCCTCTGGACGGCAACGCATACCGCTTTTTACCAGCGGGCTTATCTGATGCCGTCACGGAGGACTTCGGCTTTCCCGGCTGTTGCACTGCGCTCACTAACCTTATACCGGACCCTACGAATAAGAACCTGTGGCAATCGAGGCCAGCGGCGGTACAGTTAGCCGTACTACCTACGCCAACATTCGCCGCTAATGCCGTCATTTCCACCTTCATAGTCGTCGGTGATTACGTCTATGGAATGGCACAGGGCGGTGCGGCCTTTGCTGGCCTGGACATACCTTTCTGCTATAACCTAGCCACAAATAGCTTCGTTACTATAAGCGGATTTACGGCTTCTAACTGTCCTAGTTCTCAGCCTACAACTGGGGCTTGGACGCCGCCCGATATGACGGTGGTAGGGACTCGCGTTACTATCGTGCATCCTGGTTACGATGGAGTGACGCACTTCGTCGGGTGGATCAATATATCTAACCTAGCAAGCCCTTCTTATACTTCTGGCAATACTGCCACTAACGGGCTGCCCGCTGTACCCGTAGCTGTAGCACAATTCAGCCAGCGCGCTTATTATATGATCAATGCCGTTGGCAGTGGTCAACCGGGCGTGTATGCTTCGGACAGCTTAGACCCTACAACTAGAACAAACAATACTTACACTATAACCTTTGGTGATAGTGTCCCCTTAACTGGCTTTGGTTACGTAGGTTTACAGTCCCCACTAACAGGCGGTATTACTTCAGCGCTGTTAGTGTTCAAGGGTACACAGAACATATACCAGATAACCGGCGACTTCTCCAGCACAGTGTCCGTGTTCCCCTTGACTATCCCGACCGGCACGCGAGCGTCCAACACAATCGCGGTGACGCCGCAGGGTTGCGCGTTCATGAGCCCGGAGGGCATTCGTTTTGTGGACGCACAAGGCCACGTAAGCCCCCCCTTGGGCGCGAACGGGCAAGGCGTGACTAAGCCGTTCCTGAATGCGCTCACGCCGTCTCGGGCGGTCCTGGCGAGCACTGGGAGCGTAATGCGCGTGACTGTCCAGAACGCGGCGGCTCCGGGCTCCCCCTTTCAAGAATATTGGTATGACTTTAACGCCCAAGTTTGGAGCGGCCCGCACCCCTTCACTGCAAGCATAATTCAGCCGTACAAAAACACCTTTATTGTAGCACCGATAGCGGTCCCTGGTACGCTCTGGCAATCTGACGTACAGCAAAGTCCGACCTCTGTATATACGGAGAACGGGCTTCCCATGTCTTATACTTTCCAGACAGCTATCTTTGGTGACGGAGGCGCACTTAACCGCATTAACATAAATGAGAGTTTCCTTAGGGTCGCAGCTTATGCAGCTATGGTATCCCCTATTGCCCAGATTATAGACCAGAACGGCTCAGCACTTAATAACACTACTTTATCCGCTGGCAGCGTGGGTTACTACTGGGGGGTTAATAACTGGGGAACTCATGTATGGTTAGGCAACCTAAATAATCTAATCCAAAATCCTTTATTTTGGACCTCGCCTGTGGTAGTAAATGAAGCGGGGTTTAGGCTTACAGGTATAAGCGGGCAAGGCTTCTCAATTGGCGATCTAGCAGCTCGCATAGAACCACTTGGGTATATGCCCAATAACATGACGCCAACTAGCACCTCTGGTACTGGCGTAAGTTCTAACTTAACGGTGGCTCCCTTGCAGTTACGTGGGGCGTTTACGCTTAATGCGAACCAGACTACAACGCTAGTTACGGTCCCTGGTATGACCGCAACTAGCTCCGTTAACTGGCGCGCAGCTTCGTTAGATGCCGCCGCTATGGAAAGCGGCATGTACACTAGGCCGCAGGATATAGGCAATGGCTTCTTTGTAGTAAACCACGGTTCTAGTCCTAACACAGATAACACTTTCGCTTACACAGTAGAGATATAAATGGGCGTTACAGTAACACTGCCTTATAACTTGCAGAATGGCACCCTTGAGGACGCTACGCAAGTCATGGCCGATCTAAACGCCCTTGTGGCGGGGCTCGGGAACGCCGCTGCGGCCGGAGTTAATTCGGACATTACTTCGCTCTCTGCCCTCAATACGCCTATACCGCTGATTGCAGGCCGCACGCCGTTATACATAAATACGGCTGGATCGACAGGTACAGCTAATGCGCAAGTGTTCGCTACCCTAGTTCCTACAGGGTTAGCTCTAACTGCGGGCGTAATGGCGCTGGTGACGCCAAGCTTTACGAACACGGGGGCGCTGCAAATCAACCTCAACGGGACCGGCCTTAAGAACGTCTTTGTTCAAACTGTGGCGGGGTCGCAAGCGTGCGCTGGAGGCGAGATGGTTAA